TAGGATGCTAAGACGGGTAAACCCCGCGAAGGAATCGCTTTGGCCGACACGAGCAAGGGGTCCGGGTAGCCTGCCATCGGTATCAGTCATCTAGGCCTCATTGGGTGCTGGGTGCTGGGCATGAAAAAGCCGCCCGAAGGCGGCTGTGTGCGGGATATGGTCGGGACGGCTAGAGCCGCTAGCGGGTCGCGTAGTTCTTGCCGGTCGGCGCCGGCGCCGGGCTGGCACCGTTATCTCGTGACCGCCACGTTGGGCGTGCTATATCTGCGCATCTCGCAGGAGGTAATCCATGAAACAGATTTTCCTCGGCCTAGCCCTAATGGGCGCCATGGCAACCCATCCAGTCGCAGCCTTGGCGGCCGGATCAACTACCGAGCTGCACGCGGGTCAAGTCCGCGGCGTACGTTTAACCAAGCAATTCGCTACTGTTTGGAATTTCACGGCGACCTATACAGGCCAGATGCTGTTCACGGCCAACGGTGTCGATGCGCCTGCCGGCGGAGCCGCTACCTATTATGTTCTCCAAGTAGACGACACAAGCTATCAAGGCTGGAGCTATGGCGGCGTGTCGTTTGCAGCCGTGATAAATGTGTCCGCCGGGCAGATCGTGAAAGTAGTCGGCAAATACACCGGAGGCACAGGCGCCACCGTAACGGCGGCCAATTTCTCGGCCATCATAGCGCCGAGGTAGGAGGGTGCGACCCTATCTTTGGGCGATTACTGCTGAGAAAGTCGTAGCCGCAAGAGTTAACGCGCCGCGAGCGCCTTCTTACCTCTTCATAAGAACACCGCCGAAGCTAGCGGTGCTAACCGTGGCACCTGTGCCTCCGACGTACTTGCCGTTCAGCACGATAAGGTCTCCAGCCGTCACGCCGATAATCTGACTAAATTGCACCCCCCCGAAGGTCCAAGTCGCGCCAGGAACAACGGAGCCATTTTTTGTAATGGTGTATGAGGTTGTAGAACCTCCGCTGGTCGTATCAGCACCGCACGCAGTCATGTACGCGATGCCGCTGTCTAGCGCGGTGTAGGCGATCAATCCCTGATAAGTAGTCGCTAATGGTATGCCAGATATCGTGCCGCCATTAGCCGGTTCACTGACAACATTAACATCTAAATGAGTTGTCTGGATTTCAGCAGTCTGCACATGCTCCCTATGAATGGAGGCACTTTGGATCTTGCTGCGGGACGTTTGCCGCTCCATGCGCAGCTTGGAGAAGCGCCAGCCTACGCCAGTTCCAGCGGCGCTATTGCCGCCAGGCACACACGGAAACACCCTGGCGTAATAGGCCCCTGTCGGCGCTTGGGCTGTGTTGACAATCGCATCGCCGTTGCCTGAGTCGAGGGCAGAGCCGAGATCGCCCACATCGGCAGGGGCATATTGCCCACCCGTCTGAGGTCCATCGGCATTGCTGGTCGATATGAGCGTTTGGTCGACGGCGTACCAGTTGATGAATAGCTGAGCGTTCTTATTGACCGCGCCGCTAGTGGCTCTAGCATTGGCGCTGGCCCTGTACCATAGACCCTGGGTTACCTCGATGAAGGCACTCTGAGCGCCATAGTTCTGGCCTGAAGATGCGGGGATATTGCTTGTCGCAACAGCGAGGGATGTCACCGCTCCTATGGCGTTCGTTCCATTGGCGGTCGCAGGCGGAATAGTGGCCTGCTGGTAGGAGACAATGACAGGGCTGGTGCCCGCGTTGACAAGCGTCCAGAAGAGGCCCGCCTCCTGAAACTGAGGGTCGTGGACCAAGCTGGTCTTGTCATAAATCAGCGGAGTCGTGGATGTCACCGAAGATGTCGGCGATGACTCATTGCCCGACCGATCGACCGCCGTAATCCAGTAGAAATACGCTAGGCCTATGCCCAGGGCATCGTCGCCATAAGTCGTGCCGCTATGCGTCGCCAGCAGGGTTGCCGACCCGAACGTGTTGGTGATGCCCCGATAGACGTTGTAATAGCGCGTATCCGTGGACGTGCTCGCCGTCCAGGATAGGATGTTCTTCCTATAGATGACGTAGATACCAAGTCCCGTAGGCGCATTAGGCGCGGTCGTGTTATGCGGGATAGTGAAGTTGGTAGTCGTCACCCAAGAGGAGAAGTAAGGCCCGCCAGTATTATGGCGGACAGCCCTGACGCGCACATCATAGGCGGTGCCTGACGGCAGGCTCCTGACGGCGTGATTGAGCGTGGTCTGATCGACTTTCACCGTCCGCCAGTCATTGGCGGAGTGAACGGAATATTGCACCTCGTAGGCATCGAACAGCAGATCCTGAGATGCCACCCAGCCAATCTGCAATTCCGTTGTCCAGTTGGCGTCGGCAGTCTTGATGACGTCGGTCGTGATCGTCACGGTGCCCGGGGGAAGCACGGTTGCGCCTACGCCCACGGGTGTAAATGTGTAGGGCGAGACGTCGGAGAGTTCCTGCAACCCCCCGCCATAGATGTTGTAGGACAGGAACTTCACATAGAGCACCTGGCCGACATAGGAGAACGCGGCGATCGGCAAATCGAACGACTTGATCGCCTCGTCGAGCCGGCAGAACTTCCCCCCGCTGGAATGAGCGCCGATCGCCGATCCATGGACCCCACGACGTAGATAGGTCAGGTCGTAATGGTTCGCGCTCGTCAGCGTCGCGACATCGTAGGCGATCAGTTCGCCGCCGACATAGCACAGCGTCCGGAAGGCATCGGCATCCGCATGGGCGGGCGATGTCGTGCCGGAATGCAGCACGCCGGCACTCTCAGTCAGATTGACCGAGAGCGTATTCACGGTATCGGGGTCGGCATGGCTGGCCAGAATGGCGGTCAACACTCCCATGCGCGCCGGCGCCGTGATCCTCCCTGCGCCGCCCGGCATCCGCTTATAGGTGGAATTGTCGAGCGACAGCCACACCTCGCAGCCGCCCCAGTTGGGGCCACCGCAGGCGCCGACCATGATCTGCGGTGCGGTAAATGATCTTGACGCCAGCAGGACGGGTGGCGGCTCGAAGATCAGCGTGTCGCTCACATCACCCGGGGCGACGTTGTAATCGACCTCGTAAGGCGTGCCCGGCTCGAAGTCATAGAGCGGTGCCCCGCCGGTTCCTCCGAGATATTCCTCGGCCGTGACCGCGATATTACCGTTGTCGTCCTCTTGCAGCGACAGGATGCGGACCCATTGCTGGTTCAGCCCCAAGCCGGAATCCGTGATATCGACGATGTCCATCGGGTCGAGCAGGCAATAGCGCCAGCCCAGCGTGAAGCTGTAGACGTTCCTGACCGACTGGCGCTGCAGCTTCAGCGTCGCGGCCAGTTTCGCGGCGTTCGAATCGCAGAAATGATGCATCGATTCGGGCTGTTCGCCGCGCAACCCATAAGCCTCGATGGCCGCCTGATTCTTCGCCTGGACGATATTGGAGTTGTAGCCCCGCGCCCGATCGAGAAATTCGAACTGGACCGCGTTCATCTGGTCGGACGGCCGGGCGCGCGTGCATTGCACCGGGTCTTGGCCCTGTTGGTACAAGAAGTCAGCGTCGGTCAGGCTGAAGAGAGATGCCGAGGGGGCGGTGTAGGTGTGGCCGTTGGCGGTAATGCTCTCATCACCATAGGGAACGATGGTCAGGCTCGATCCCGACCAGACGAATTCGGAATTCAGGGACTGGACGATGGTGTTGAGTTGGCTGGCCGCGTCCGACTGGGTGTTGAAGATCGGCGAGATCACCAGGCCGTTGGCCAGGCAATAGCTCGTGAAGACGGTCAGCGATGACAGTCGTGCGGTCGGGAAGCCGACGCCATAGCCGGGATTGCACAAGACATCGGTGACGACCAAGGCGGGGTCGGCGTCGGGCAGACCGCTGATGGCGTTGGCGCCGATCCCCGTCACCTCATAGGACAGGTTGGGCAGCTGCGCCGAAGATCCCAGATCATAGGCCGAGACATAGACATAGCCCATGCCGGAATAGCCCAGCGCCGCCGCCGGAAAGTTGGTGGTCAAATAGCCCCAAGTTGCCTGACCCAGAGTGCCGTTGGCGAAGCTGAAATGCGAATTCGCGAAGGTTTGCTTCCTCTTGGTCGCCCAGACGTTGACGACGCCGCCCAGCGGCCCTTCGCCCAGCGCGAAGATGAACGACGCTTTATAGTCATAGCTCGTCGAGCCGCTGCTGCCGTTGCCGCCCTTGCCGCCATTGCCCAATGCGGACTGCACCGGGATCGCCTGGAAATCGCCGTACCAGAGCAGATTGCCGGTCAGCCGTGATTGGCCATAGATGACCGGCACGACATTGCCATAGCACGAGCTCTGAATACTGACGCCCGACGCGACCGTCTGCGTCTGGGCTTGGGGTTGTCCTCCACCGAACATATGTCAGCCCCACAAGGTGAAGAAACGGCGCGGACGGTCGGTCAATTGCCCGGCGTCGCCGAGGTCGAGCGTCACGCCGACATGGATCACGGCGTGAATGATCACGGGCCAGTCGATGATGATCGCGCCATGGGCAAAGCAGCGGCCCCAGCGATAGAGCACGAAGTCTCCCGGCCCGGTCGGTTCGGGTACTTCCGTGGCAAAGCGCGTGACGGTTTCGAGATAGCGCTCGATGCTGCGGTTCAGATGCCAGTCCTGCGGGTAACGATCGACCGGGAAGTCAGGAATCAGCCCTGCGGCGCGATAGACCGCCGCCGGCAGCATGGCGCAGTCGACGCCCGCGCCCTTGACCTGGGCGGCGTGGTGGTATGGCGTGCGCAGCCAGGACCGCGCCTCGGTGACGACTGCGGCGCGCTGGTCGCCGAGCACGCCCTCGCCGAGCATGAGCACGTGCGACGCCTTATATTCGTAGGTGGTGGTCTCCGCTGTCATTTGCGGTTTGGCTCGCGGGGCGAGAAATCGTGCCGGTCAGCGTTCGGCGTCGGATCGGTGCGCTTTACCGAGGTGAAATCGGCATACCAGATCAGGTTTCCGACGATCCGACAGCGCCCATATTGCAGTGGGATGGCTTTGCCGTAGTCGCTCATATGTCGACGTCCGACGGCGGTACGAAGGTAAAGTCATTGAAATTCAGGCGATTATCGAACATCGCCCGGCAGGTCTGGACGGTCTTATCCTGGCCGCCGCTATACGTGCATGGCGCATCCGACATCGGCCACAGACAATAGGGTGAATAGAGGGCGCGCTTGCTCTCGCCCCTTCCCAGTTTCGCCTTGATATGGGCTGGCGCTCGATCGAACTCACGCACGGACCAGCTGCCGAGCATCCGGATCAGATCGAGGCCGCCTTGATCCTTCGGCACGATGCGGAGAATGAACAAGATCAGCCGCGACACGACGATCCATCGCAAATCGTTCATCATGCCGCCACCTCCGGACCAGGAACGAAAGGTTCGCCCTGGTAATGGATCACGTTGCTGAATTTCCCCGAACAGGTCGCGTTCCGCTTGTCGCAGCCGGGGTAGACGTTCAGCGTGTCGCCTATTGCAGGCAGGGAAGGCAGCGGGACCAATAGGGCGAGTGTACCGCCGCCCTGCACCTTGATCGCGTAGGACTGCCCGTTGAGAGCGCCCGAGGTGAAGGTCAGCGTGCCGGCCGCCGCATAACCGTTGGGCTGACCGTAACTTGTGTGCAGCACCTGCAAGGTTGATCCGCCGGTCACCGCGCAGGCAGTCGCAAAGGCCGCCTTGCTGAGCGTGCATCCCACATCGAACAGCGTGCGCGAACAGCCCGGCTGAAACAGCCGCCATGGCCATTGCAGGTTGAGCAATTCGAGATGGGTGTTGACCTTGAGCGTCGCCGTGGTGCGCCCGGCATCGACTTCGACCACCCGGCCATAGAACATCGTCAGCAGCCCGGCCGACGTGTCGCCGAAGGTCGTCATGAAGGCGCGGTCGAGTTGCACCTCGGCGCCGTCCAGCACGCCTGCGCGAAGAGCGGAAAGCCACGCCGGCCCACTGAATAGTATCGCGTCGTTCGGCCCCGCCGTCAGCTTGATATCGAGTTCATCGACGGTGACGCCGGTCTGGAACTTGACCTTGGAGCGCTCGAGGAAAGGCGGGCCAGCCGAGAAGACGTGTCCGGTGGCCTGATCGGTGATCGATTGCTCGGCGGAGGTCAGCCGAATGATCACGCCATCGGCCAGGATGAAGGTATAGCAATCCGCCATGTAGAACTGTGGGCCGGCGAGAATGGCGCGCAGGCCGCTGGATGCTGGTTTCATAGGTTCTTCACGCTGATGAAATCGAGTTTTTTCTGTTCCCAGAGCCGGTCCATGAACTTGGAAAAGTCGTATTGGTCGGCCAGGAAGCGGACGGGCCACTGATAAGTGAGGTCCGCTGTGATGACGACTCCATTGGCTGGGGCCGTCGCGAAGGTGATTTGGCCGGGGCCGGAGCCGGCGAATGTCCATGCCGTCGTCGTGACGCCGTTCTTCTTGACCGTAACGAACAGCGGTTGCAGCACGGGCTCGGTAAAGCCGCCGAAGCTGCGGACCAGTTGGAATATCTTGTTGGAGCCGTCGCCGACGCCGATGGGCTGGCCGGTGACGGCATTGTCGTCGACGTCGTTGAACAGGAAGCTATCGAACGAGCCGCCGCGCGCCAGGAAAAACCCCACCAGGGTGCGGAATTCGTTGTTCGAATCGTCGCGCAGGAAATTGAACGACAATGTCCATTGCCAGCGCGGGTAGAGCTGAAGCCTAGCGCGGGTTTCGAAGCCCGCTGCCGATGTCTGGATCAGCGTCGAGAAGATCGGCGTGCGTACGACCGGATATTCCAAGCCGGCCAGTGTCGGGAAGACTGCGGTGCTCATCTGGCGAAGGCCAGTTTGCGCTTTGCGCCCGCGATGGCGTCAGCGACGATGTCGGTGACCGCGCCCTTGAGGTCCGCCAGGTCATGCGCCGAGGTTTTGCCATGGGCGGCCACTTGGACCGCGCCAGGGTGGATATGGACGTGCGTATCACCGCCCGAGGGGCTGTTGTCGTTCGAACCGCCCAATGTCAGGTCGCCAGAGCGCAAGCCATCGGAAAAGCTCGCCGGAACCACGATTTCACCTTTGTGAATATTCGCCAGCATGTCGGCCGGGACGTTTGGTGTGCCCACGTCGAGCGCCGCAAGACCCTGATAAGCCATGACCTGCGAATAGGATGCCGCCGCTGCCTCCGGCGCAAGCGCGGGGCCGACATAAGGGATGGCCGAGATCGAGGCGAAGGTATTTGCCGCAGCAACCGCCGCGGCCGAGGTGATTGACGCCAGCGCGCCAGTCGATTCGGTGACTTCGCCCAAAATGAGCTTTTCCATCTGCTGTTCGGCCCATTTCTCGACCATTTGCAGGCCCATATTGACGAACGTGTCGAGCACCCCTTTTGCAAGGTTCTGCATCGCCTGGCTGAACGTCATGCTCCCGTCGATCATGCCGGTGATCGACTGGTTGAAGCTGCTGGTGACCCCCTGAAATGCCTGTCTGTACGGCTGGAGGATGAGCGTGTTCACCTCCTGCTGATTCTTTCGCATGGCCGCGCTCATGCGGTTCTGCGTGGCGGTGAACTCGCGCCCCATCGCGTCGATGCGATCATTTCCGCGACTGAGGTCGGCGGTGAGCTGGGCTGTTAGGTTGTGCATCGTCGCCGAGAAATGCATCGCGGTCTGGATGACCCGCTGGAGTGCCGCCTCGGTCTGGGCGTACTCCGCGCGGTTCTTCGTCTGGTTCTCCCGAACCGCCTCCGCGATCTTGGCTTCGGCTTCCTGATATTGCTGGCTGTATTGCCCATCGAAGACGACAGCGCCCTTATCGTCCATCAGCGTGTTGCGCTGGCGGATAGCCTCCGCTTCCTGCTTCAGGGCATTGATCTTCGCCTGTGAGCCCTGCTCCGCAGCGGCTGCCGTCTGGCGGATATGGCCGAGTTCGAGTTCATACGCCTGATTTTCAGCAGCCGTGTGCAACTGCACCGCCTTCATCCGCGCTTCGTCTAGGGCGTTCTCCAGTTTGGCGCGCTGGGCGGGATCGGACGCCGTCGCAATCGCACCCTCCAGCGTCTTGATATCGGCGAGAATGCCAGTCCGCTCTTGTAGGGTCTGATTATAGGCGCGCTCGGTCGCGGCGGTGCGATCGGCTTCGGGGTCGGGGGTCGATACGTTCGACGGGAGGTCTGGAACCACCGGGGCTGCATCGTGCGGCACAAACTCCGGGTGGAACTCCCCGTTCAGTGCGCCTTCTTGGGCGGAGGTCTTATAATATTCAGCGAGGCTGTTCTTCGCCTTATCCTGGGTCGCGATGACGTCGACCCAGTTATGGTTCAATGCTTCGACGGTGGCGCCGATCCCTGCAACTGCATTATGACCGGCAGCGGCCTGGATGATCGCGGATTTCTGAGACTCGGTCAGGAAGCCGGCGCTCTCCGCCCACTTCATGAATGCTTCGGAGCCGCCGTTTGCCGCCTTGACCACGTCGGCGAAGGCTTTTTCCGGGTCCTGCTTGGATACCGTTCCCCATGCCGCCGCGATCGTGGCGAGATCGGCGCTGTATTGCGTCGCCGGCCCGTGCAGGCCCGCCAAGGCAAGGGCCGCGCTTTTTGCCTGTCCGCTGCTATAGCCGAACTGATCGGCCAGGTTCTTCTGGTTGTCGGCATACTGCCTAAGGCCGGACGGGTTGAGATTTCCCGCCAACAGCATCTGCGTCTTGACAGCTTCGAGTTCGCGCGTCGCCTCGCCGGCTTTGATCGCCAGATATACCAGCCCGGCGGCAAAGGCGGCCGTTGCGGCAACAGCAGCACCGGCGGGCGAGACGATCGCCGCCATCGCGCCCGGCCCCAGTTCGGTCAGCGCCTGGACGACGCGCGGGGCTTCCATCGCCAGCACGCGCATTGGATCGGCGCCAGCGGCCAAGGCATCAGCGGAGGCGCGCGCGGAGTGCTCCAGCTCCATGAATGCTGCGCGATTGGAGCCTAGAGCGCTGGTTACATGGCCTGCGCTTTCGGCGTTCTCATTCGCGGCTTGAGCATTCCCCCTGAGTTCAGCGGTTAGGGATGCGACCTGAGATTTGGCGTCACCCGCCGCCTTCGCCGAGGCCTGCAATTGTGGAAGAAGCGCCGATTGCGCCGCAGCCGATGAATCGCGCATTTGCTGCGCCAGATCGCGGGTTTCCGCGCTGAAGGTTTTGACATCCGACTGCGCCAGGGCGAGCTTGGTGCGGAGATCGGTGACATCCGCGCCGACCTGGACGCTGAGTGCGGCGTTGCTCATGCGATGCTCCCCGCCTCAGTGCTACCCAAAGATATCGAACAGGTCGCCGAGATCGCCCTTAGGCTCGCTCGATGACCGCTTCAGGTGAACCGCCGCCAGGATCATGTGCGTCGGAGGGTTTTCGGCCCATGCGTCATTGATCGTGATCCAACGCGGCCAGGTCATCCGCGCCTCGATCAGGTCGAGGTCGCCGCCGAAGATGCCGGCCGTTGCCAAATCGACTACGATTCGGTCGAGGTCTGGCTCTCCGCTGCCGGCGCGGCTGCCGGCTTGGCTTCCCCCGGCGTGATCGCCTTCCAGTACCCGCTTTCGATCATGATCTCGGAGGTTGCCGCCGCGACCCGCGCCGCTTCGGGGGCCAAGAGCAGCGCCGAGATATTCTCGGCGGTCATTTCCGGCCGGGTATCGGCGAAGGCGGCGGCGATGATCTCCACGCCGATTTCCGCCATGTCGATCAGGTCGAGGCTTTCGCCGATACGCGCAAGGTGGGGCTTGCAGCGCTTCAACGCGACGAAATTAAGCTTGGTCGGGACGGAATATTCCGTCTCGCCAAGCATGACTTTTACCGGTTCAAACATGTGCGGTTACTCGCTCGCCCAGATGCTGCCGATGTTGCCCGCCGCATCGGCACTGGCCTGGAAGTCCATCTCCGGGATCATGAAATCCTCGCTCTTGAATCCGAACATCATTTTCGGCGAAACGCAGGCATTCAGCTTCAGATTGAGCGACTTGCCCTGGTAAACCTCCGACATCACCAGCGAGAAATTCGGCTGGCTGCCCATCAGCTGGTTGCTGATCGTGATCGTCTGGCCGCCAGCCGAGGTATAGTCGTAGCTGACATAGACAGGAGGATTGGAATCGGCGGATGAGAAGGTGTAGACGCCCGTCGATTCATTGACGGAATACTGCTTCGATGTCGGCGAACTGGCCACGCGGGTGAACCGCACACCAGCCTGACTGACGACGCCAAGGTCGTTCACGAACGTGCCGGCGTTGGCGACGGTCAGCGTGTTCGTCGTCGGCGTTCCCGGCTCACTCAGCGCGACCAGCGTCAAGCCGTTGGACTGAGTCTGACCGAGGAAAATATCGTTGAAAATATGGGCGTTGATCTGAGCCTCTTTGATCTTGCCGGTGATCTTGAGGCCGGCGCGGGCCAGGGCGACCGGCGCCTGGAACTGGCCTGTCAGTTCCTTGACCGTGAAATTGAAATCACACGAAATCTCTTTCATGACGGCGAACTGCGAAGGCTGAAGCGTCGTAAGGTCGGTGCGAACGGCGAATGCGGCGCCGATGCCGAAGGAATACTGGGTCATCTTTAAATCTCCTTTTTGACGGCGGCCGAGATCGCGGCGGCGAGGGACTGAAGCTCACCGTGCAGATGACGATAGGCGTCACCGTTGCGTGAGACGGGCGAGTTGTGGATGCGATCGGCGAACCAGGCATCGATCGCGGTCTTGATGGCGCTGTCGGTGGCGTCGGCCTGCTTCTTGGCCTGGCGCAATGCGTCGACCTGTTCGGGGGCGAGCGCGGCCTGTCCTTCGGGCGCCGCCGGGGCGCTCGCTGATTTCTTCGCGGTCATGGATAGCTCCGGAATTATGTTGGAATAAGGATCTTGATCGGAATCTTCACGACGGCTTGTCCGGTGCTGTGGCCCGGGTCCAAGATCACATCGCCCTCGATCCGCAGGTCATAGACAAGGTCGCCCAGCGTCTGCGGGCGCCCAATCGCGTCGGGGCCGAGCACTTTCTCGATCGCGTCGATATAGTCGGTCATCGTCGCGCCGAATTCCTCGGGCGGATCATCCGGCTGGGCATAAATCCAGATATCGGCGTTGATCGTGACCTTCGGCGGCATCCCGCGCGCCTCACGAGCGGGATATGCGCCGCCGTCATAGAGCAGGAACAAGGCGGGCTGTTCGGTGATCTGGTCAGCGAAATTGGCCCGGCAGC